AGAAGTTGGTCTGTTATTTTCTTGCATTCTTCCCAATTGTAGGAGTTGATTGTGAAGTGTTGCTTCCTCTTCCATTCCTTCTGATGGGTGTCCTTGTTCTCCTTCTCTTGCCAGAGATACCACTTCACCTGTATCTTGTGGTAGGTCTCGACAAGCAGGATGGCACTCCACCAACCACCGTTCTTAGAGAGAGTGATACCCTTCAAGACCTTAATCTCGGAGTCCTCAAAGGCAGGGAACTTAGGTTCTGCTGTTACAAATGGTTGTGTTCCTGCATTTGTCTCAGATGTGGGTGTTGTTGTTGAACTCATTACTCCTTCACTTTTTGGTAGTCCTTGCCTATCAGTTTGAAGAACGCCTCAAGTTGCTCCGGTGCGTTGTAGTGGTCGCACTTCATCTCGTCTCCATCGTCTTCAGCGATGTCATGCAAGGCGCAAAGATAGCCGTATCTCCACTCAGGCGGTTCTCCTCTGTATCTCTCAGCCACTCCTAGAATCTTCTTCCGTATCTGCTCCTTCGTGACCTTAATAGGTGTGCTCATCTTGTTCTCGCCTTTTCTGCCTCTCTCTTTGCTTGGTCTTCCTTGTAGGTCTTCAGGGCTAGAGTGAAGAACTCAATGGCCTCTAAATAGGTTCTTTCTGCATCCCCTACCCAATACACTTCACTATTCACAGGAGAAGTAACTAATCCATTGTTTTCCAACACGAAGTAATGGTTCAGAATCAGTAATGCGGGTCTCATCTTTTCTCACTCTTGATTGGCATCTTCACGACTATAGGCAACTTCAAGGGATAGCCTTCCTTGTCGAGTGCCTCTACTATCTTTCTCACGTTGCCAGTGCGAACCTGATGCTCGTCTGAAAACTTTTGGATGTCCACGACATCTCCTGCTTTGTATTCGGCCTTGAGTGCCGCTTTCACCTTCTCTTCAAAATCGGCTCTCGTCTGCGCTGTGATAGGGACAGTAATCTTTCGTTCAGGACTTGGTAGTTCTGTGCTCATGCAGACCCCTTGTTCTTGAGGGTATTTGAAGATTTCGGTTCCTCTTCCCATATCTCTATCTCAGCAATAAGGTCGCCTTTGGTCGTGTCGAGCGTCTGCTTCTTCCCAATCATCGTCCCGTCACTGCTCTTCTCATAATAGGAGATTCGCGCTTGGATTCTGAAGGCCGGGACAGCCTTTGTAGAAGAGACATCGAGAATGCCACTCTCTGCTATATGCAGATGGAACTTCTTATCAGCATTCGTGCTCATACCCCACTCTTGCAACCCTACCCTTTATAAGCATTCTCATGTTCTGCGGTGCTCCATCTCCCATTCAATCCTATCCAAGACCTTTTGAGGAGTGAAAAGCACTTGGTCATTAGTGAACCGAAGCACATCCCTATAGCAATACTTCTTCAATCTATAACTTCTCACATTGTCATAGTCTCGTTGTCTGTCTTCCTGATGCTGTCTTCCGTCTACCTCTATGATTAGAGAATAGCGGGGCAGGTCGAAGTCTACCACATAAAAACGTGGAAACCCCTCTGGAAAGAAGAAGGACTTCTGAAATGAAAAGTGAACCTTGATGAAGTTGAGGATGGCTTTCATGACCCCTTCGGCGGGTGTCTCAGCCCTTGCGAGTTTGGCTTCAGTTTTCTGTGGTAAGTCACCTAGTCTTTTACGTTTCCATCTCCGCTTACGATTTGCTGACCGTATAGCCTCTAATCTGAAGTCCATGTTGAGTTGGAGAATAGAAAACAACACATCTTAATAAGGGTTCTTAATAGCGGCCCGACCAAGAACGCTTAAATAGGCTCTCACGAATGAGTTGGACATGGGAAATGAAAGAGACGTAGAAAAGGAACTACTTGAGTTCGCAAACAGTCTACGGCATGACATGAGCGAGAAGGACGTTGTGGCACTGTTCGACTCGCTTCAGAGAGACCACCTTTTGGTCGAATCCAAACTGATGCTTACGAAGACCATCTTCCACAAGGTTCTGGACGATGCTTTCGAGAAGGAAGAGCAACCGAAGGCGGCAGTTCCAATGTTTGGGTAGTCGTTATGCGGTGTCCGTGTGGGACTGAGGTAGACCCAAAGAAACTGCTAGTGGGTCAGACCTACATTGCTTTCAAAGACAAAGAGGAAGGGCTGACAGAAGAGGTCTTCTGCACTATGGGATGCTTCGAGAGGGCGCGTGGTGGCTTCATGAATCGGAACGATTAGTTATCAAGACAAATGTAACAATCATAACAGGAATAACAGAATGTCTTGATAACCTAGTTGCCAGAACCTCTCGTCCAGACATCATCATTCTCGAAGTCTAGGCCCATATAGTTCTCTGCGTAGACCGTCATTCTACACCCGTTCACCATAGCGTCAATGTAACCATGTCCAGCAGGGTTGTTGCTTTCGGTGCTTGGGTAGGTCATCTTCATAGCGTAGACATCGCCACCATAGACCGCAAGCACGAAAGAGCCATAGGACTGATGGCTTGCACCGTCTAGAACCTCTACATTTATGCTGTTAGGGTAGGGTATCGGTGGGAATGTCCATGTTGCAATCAAGGGACTCCATGTGCCAGTCGGAGCCTGAGACACGCCCAATGGCTGTCCTTGAAGCGTCTGATAGACGTAGACGAAGGGATAGTCTGACCGTATCTCGATGGTCTTGTTGGTAGGGTCATTAGTGGTGCTGATACGCCAGAATGCTGGCTTCCCTTGAGAGTTACGGAGCATAATCTATCTTAGGATGAAGTTCTATTTAAAGCCTTAAATAGTCTTGCAGTTTCAACTTGTATCTTTCATACCATCCTATAGAGGCGTTACAATGCTGACAGATTATCCCTCTTATCTTCATTGTATTATGGTCGTGGTCTATCGCATAGCCACCCTTTCGTCTCACTAGAACTTTTCCACAGACCTTGCATAGCCCCTTTTGGCTCTGCCATAACTTCTCAAAGTCTTCAAGAGATAGGCCATACTTCTTTTTGAGTTGGGTTTTGAAGTTGTATACCTTGACAAGTTCGAGATTTGCTCTCTGCCATCTTTTCGTATACTCATTCCTATGCGCTTTCGACCAAGGCATAGGTTCTCTCTGGTTGTCCCATTATTTAAAGACTTTCTTTGAAAACCTTTAAATAGCATCAATCCTACAATGTAACCTATGCAAGTGACTTTCGCCTACGCGGGACAGCCCCAAGTCTCTCTCATAGTGGACATTCCCAAACTCAAAGGAGAGGTTCTCCCACCCAAAATCATCTGGCAAGCCCGAAGAGACCTTCAGGTTATTATGTCTCACATCTCAGAGGAAGCCAAGACCAGTCCAGAGTCCTACGCTACCCAACTCTTCAAGACCGTCAAGAGCGAGTATCAGACCCTAGTTCTGCTTGCTATGGTCTTCACTATCGAGCATGAGAATGAGGGCCAGACCGTCCTAACCTACACGCCAAAAGAGATTAAGTTAGCGTAATCTTTATATGTCTTGCCAACCACTGATAGGGTATGGGTAATCTTCATCCGAAACTGATAGAGAAACTGAAAGAGATTCGCGCTACCTACCCGAATGTCAATGGGTATAGCGAAGACCTGAAGGACGAAATCGCTGGCGGCAAAAAGACGGGTCGCAAGGCGATAAGGGTCTATGTCGAAAAGAAGATTCCCACTTCTCAACTGGCCATATTTCAGACCATCCCAGACGAGATAGAATGGATGATAGACATGGGCGACGGAAAGTTTAAGATGACCACGCCCGTTGACATCGTGGAGATTGGCCACCAGAAGATAAGGTCGGCTCCACCCTTTCAAGACCCAACGAAGGCGTTCCGGCCACTCATAGGTGGAATCAGCGTAGGTCACTACGAGATTACGGCTGGCACGATAGACTACTTCGTGAAGGACGCATCAGGTCACATCGGCATCCTGAGTAACAACCACGTTTTGGCCAATGAGAACAACGCGAGTATAGGAGACCCCATCCTTCAGCCGGGAGCATATGACGGCGGCACTCTACTGACCAGTCAAGTGGCCAAACTCACCAACTTCATTCCCATCCAGTATGACAACGCACAGCCAAGCAATTGCCCCAATGCGACATTCATCTCTGGTGTTTACAACGGGCTGGCCAAGGAACTCAAGAGAAAGACACGACTACATCCCATAGTTCACCAACTCGCAAGCAATCTGGTAGACTGTGCTTGGGCCACTCTCAATGACCAGACCAACTTCAAACCAGAAGAGAACGGGCTGTTCTCTCCGGCAGGGATAAGTGCGGCCATAGATGGAGACATTGTGACCAAGACAGGGCGCACTACAGGAGTCACTTCTGGGCAGGTGATAGACATCGCTGGAACCATCACTGTCAGCTATAGCGGTTCCAATGAGGCAACCTTCGTGGAACAGGTCATCACTCAGGACACGACTACTCCATTCAGTGCTGGCGGAGACTCTGGCTCCCTAATCATGAGACAAAGTGACCAGATGGCCGTTGCCCTACTGTTCGCTGGCGGTGGCAACACAACCATTGGGAACCACATCTCAGACGTTCTCACGGCTCTCGACATAACCTTCGTGTAATATAGTAATCTAGAACCTTTAAATAGGCTATTATACTAAGGGATGTCGGGATTGCAGGGGCTTAGTTAGCGAGACCCCGCACCGCATTACGGTCTTAAAGGGCCGTAGGAGACTCAGTTGATAATGGGTTGACGCTTCCCAAAAGGGCGTAACAGGGAGTGTGCGAACCCTGACAATCCCAGAATCCTTATAAAGCAGGGTCGGGATACCTAACTCATGAGTAGTGAGCGCATTCTAGTTCTCATGGCTGGCGGTTACGCGGCTGACCAAATCCAGAAGCATCTTTTGGTTGACAGCAACGGAAATCACCTCTTTGAGAGGACAATCCATGCTGTTCCAGCCGATACGGTCTGGATAATCCACAACCGAATCAATCAGGGTTGGTGGAACAAGTGGTATAATGACAATGCTCACAGCACGTTTAGCGATAAGACCATCACACTCTTTCTGGATACCAAGGGAAGCAAGGGACAGTCAAACAATCCCTCTCTCTGGATGACTAGCGGCATCCCTGCTATGACCGTCAACACCAAGTTCAAAGAGGTCGTCTTCGGCGCGATTGACTCCTATTTCGACAACTACAACTTCATGGACGAGTTCATCTCCAAGGAACACGCCTATGTTTCAGCAGACACCTACATAGGGAAGGACATCTACACCGACTTGATGAAGACCACCACCAAGGAACTCCTGAAGAACGGACAGTTGCGATATGGGAGCATGAGCCAAGTTCTCTTTCAGATGATTCAGAAAGGAACAAAGTTCGATGTCATCAAGACGAAGGGCAAGTTCTTCGATTGCGGAACTTCTGGCGGTCTGGAAGCGGCAAAGGGATTTGCGACTGTCGAGCCTTTATAATCCTTTATCAACGACAAGGCTTAAGTAGACTGTTCGCGTATCTACAACCAATGGACGCGAAATTTAACGAATCCTTAAATACCATCATGAGGGTGGGTATGCTATGAAAGGTAAGAAACCACTGATTAGTCCCGCGCTGTGGAAGTGCGAACACGCGCACACTGGCGAAGGACATCCGAACTGCTGGCGAAGGTTCCAAGAGGAATACATGAGCAAAGACCTGAGACTAGGCTATCTAGATATTGAAGCCAACGGTCTACAGGGAGACTTCAACATCATGTATTCATGGGCAATCAAGCCGCGAGATAGTTCTCCTAAAGAAATTCTCTGGGACTGTATGCAGGTTCCAGACGAACCACTTGCTGAGACTTTCGACAAGAGAACGACTCAGGCTTGTATAGACACCATGAGAAAGTTTGATGTTCTCTATACTTACTACGGAACTGGCTTCGATATGCCTATGATTAGGACGAGAGCCTTGGATTGGGGTCTTGAGTTCCCTGCCTATGGAGAGATTCAGCACGTTGACCTCTACTATCTGGTCAAGAGCAAACTACAGTTGCACTCCAACAGACTAGCCTCTGTAGCGTCTTTACTCCATGTGGAAGAGAAGTCACCCCTAGAACCGACCATCTGGAAGACCGCAATGGTCAACCCTCATTCGATGAGTTACATCGTTCAGCACAACAAACAGGATGTTGTCGTTCTTGAGGAAGTCCACAAGAAACTAGAGACCTTCATGAAAGGAAACAGGAAGTCTCTTTAGGTGGAAAGAAATGAGCGAAAATACAGGTCTTTCTGACCCAAGAAAGCATATTGGTCATTTGATTGCACCTACTCAGGAGTGGTTCGTTCTCAACACTGGATTGGGACAATATGCGATAATCAGATGTGCAAGTGATGGAGAGTTCTTTTCTGTCTCTGATAAGAGATACAAACCTTGCTAGAATCCTTAAATACCGTCAAACGAATGGGTAAGCCATGAAAACAGAAACATTGTGGGAAGGAGACTTCGGCCCCTTCAAGATAAGTAAGGACGGAACCCTTACAGTAATTGTAACGGGCGAAAACGGAGAGAGGTTCGAGAAGACCATTCCGATGCCAGAAGAGATAAACGTGAATCATGCTGTCATGTTTAGACTCGAAGACGGCTTTGGTCTGAAGAAAGGTGTTGGTGCGGTAGCGGGTGAGAAAGCGTGACAACCGACAACAAAGATACGGTCATTATGACCGATGAAGACACGGATGGGATGTGCGCTACTAGGATAGTCCACAACGCATTAACCCTTACGCAGCCTAACTCGAAGCACATCATCAGATGGCAAGATTGGGATACGTTTGGCATCTCACAAGGGGATGTTGATGTCATCAAGTCATTCCATCCAGAGACCGCATTCATCCTAGACTTGGGAAGCGGTTTGGACATACTTCAAAAGGCATCCGACCTTCTGAAGACGGGTATGAGAGTCGTGGTTTTGGACAATCATCCACCCGATAAGGAAGTCGAAACTAAAGAGGACATGGCGAAATACTCCTCTCTTCTTCAGGGATTAAGGGACTTTCCTTCGTTCTACTACGAGTCCTCAAACGAGAACTGCACGACTGGCATCGTCTACAAGATGGCTCAACAGAGCCAGTGGCCAATCGCCAACATGGAGAAGTGGGCCTTGCTAGGACTCAGAGGCGATGTAGCAAGCGACAGCCAAGAGGGTGGCCCCATTTACAACGAGATTCTGATGAGACATGGTGGCCTCAAAGGACTTCTAGCGACAGAGGCGAATCTGGGCTATAATTGGGGTCTCATAGACTTCTATGCTCAGTTGCTCCATGTCCAGCGCAGGATGGTCTTCAATGCCGCACCACCCTTCTGTTATGAGGGTATGAAGGAGATGGAGCAGATACCCAACTGGCTAGACCTCTACACTATGATAACTAAAGGAGCCTTAACGTCTTCTTTGTTTGAGGGTGGCAAGAACCCTAATACTCAGATGATGGCCTTGAACCACATCAAGTATAAGCCAGAGTTCAAGAAGGTCACTGAGGACTGGAAGAACAACGTGAAGTTGGAGTTCCCCTACTATGATAGAGGCATCGAGTCTTGGAAAACTTACGGGGTCTCCATCATCAGTCACGAATGGAACATTGGCTCTGCGATGGCCAACAAGTTGGGTGGCCAGAACAAGAAGCCTTGGTTCGTCATCAACACCATCCCCAAATATGGAGTCCATGTCTCTGGACGAAACGGGGTCTCAGACAGCCAACTTCATATAGGCAAGGTCTTCAGAATGGCCAATCCAACCATCATGGAAGGTGGCGGTCTGAAGCAAGCGGGGTCTGCCAAGACGCACACCAACAACCCAGAGGCGGTGTTGGACGAACTCATAAGGGCGGTAGAGGCGAGTCTCCAATGAGACTATTGACATTGGAGCAACTTCGCACATTGGGAACATGGACAGGTGTGTGCATTTCTGCCTTAATCGCACTAAAGGTGTTTGGTCTACTACCATGAGTCTTATTCTTCCTAAGACACTTACAGAGGACGCTCTCAAGGCCACTGGCATCCACATCGGAATCAAAGGCCATGTGAGTAAGGACATGACCCCATACATCACTGAGATTGCACCAACTGGCAACCCCATTATGGATGTCAACAAGATTCTGGAAAGATTGGATGTGGTGGGCAAGCACATAAGTTGGACAGGGAAAGACTCTGCCACGAAGCCTCTTTTCTATGCTACCGACCCCAGATTCGCCAATGCTCTCAAGTCGTTTCACGATGCGACTCGCATTCCAATAGTCACCCACCGTCTCATAGCAGGGAGTCTCACCAATACGAAGATAGCGAGTTATATGGACGTTGACTGTCTGGTGGTCTCAGACCCCACCAATGGAGTCCCAAAAAAGATAGGCCAAGCCATGATGGGAGACAGACGGGCCATGTTTGAAGCCTCTAGCATAGGCATCCCTGTCATAGCCGTTTGCAACACCAACGCCACCTTTGAGGATGTTGACATCGCTATCCCTGCTAACAACGTAGGAGCCAAGGCCATCGCCACCGTCTACTATCTTCTGGCTCGGTCTATCCTTATTCATAGCGGATGGTTAGAAGCGATGGGAGCAGACGACATCTTCAAGTATGAAACGACAGAACCTCTTGGAGTAGAGGACTTTGAGACAAAGATGCCAGAGAAAGAGGAGAAAGGGGAAGAGGGTGGAAAGGAAGAATGAAAGAACTAGAACCACTAGACGTTCCATTTCCTGCAAAGTTCTACATTCTGGCCTCTAGAGAGGCTCTAGGTAAACTCCTTCAAGGAAGCAACAAGAAGTTTAGAGTAGAAAGCCAAATTCCAGAAGATGCCAAGTTTGTTGCTATAGAGTATGACATCAAGCGAGACCAGTATACTTTGCTCTACAAACAAGATGGGGCGGCTGAATGTGCAGAGGCTTACAGAGCCGATGTAATCCTTCATTGGGATGAGAAAGAATGAATGGCCCTATAGGTGTATGGTGTCATGATAGATTCATGGACTTGATGCGGGGCTATCATCCGGGCAGATATGAAGGTTTGGTCTATTGGTCTGTCTCATACTACGTCTGCTATACTTGTGGGCGCGTTCAAGTAATCACAGAGGGTAGTGGTGTGTCTCCTGAGAAGTGGGGGAAATAAGTCATGGGTTTCTGTTCTAAGTGCGGTTGCGGAGTCTGTGGCTCCTGTGGCCAAGCAAGATTCAACTTCGGTTGCACTTGTAGTTGCCATCTCACCTTCACAAGTAATATGGCACAAGGGCAAGGGTTCGTGCTTCAGCCTATCACTTATGGCGAATAGTCTGAATCTTTATATAGTGGCAAGAGACAATAGGTGGTAGCATGGGAATAGAAAGAGTTTGCACAACTCATCATGTCACTATCCTGACCGAAGAGGACGACTTGGCTCATATGAGACCAGAGTGCGTCATCTACTCAACAGGAAGCGGCTTGGGAAGCATTGAGCCAATCACCAACGCTCCTGCCATAATGCAAGAAGAGATAGGTTTCGAGTCTGGGACTATCCTTCCTTACGACACGAAGGAAGAGAAGGAGAAGAGGCGGAAGCAACTTGGATACCCAGAACAACCAAAGTCAAAGTGACCTAGTAGAGATTCTACAGGATTCTGGCGGTTTGGTCTTTGCCAAGGTTAAATCCAAGTCTCATCCAGAAGACCTGCCACACAATCTCTTCTATAGTAGAGAAGCGAATGTGGGGTCGTGCGACTGTCTAGGTTGGTTCAACAATCAGAAGTGCTGGCATATGACGGCTCTCAAGGCTAAACTTAGAATCTTTATATAGTCTGCCTTCGATGGGTAGGGTATGGTATGGGTTCCAACTGTTTGCGCCGAATGTAAGGCTGTTGTGAGTCCAGTAGACTATGTGGAATACACAGTCGTCAAACTTGGTGTAAAGACAACCGCCTATTTTGATGACCTTCCGTGTATGATGGACTATATCCACAAGCCTTAAGGCTAGACTTGAGATTCGAGTTCCTTAATCTCTTCCTCTAGTTTGAGGATGTTCTGAGCCTCTAGTTCCTCTCCGCCACTCTGCTGTTCTATTGTGTTGACCTTCCCACGCTCTGGGTATCTGGGGAAGTTCTGAGACTGGTCTTGAGTCAAGGGTTCCAGTCGGGTGTATGCGCCAGTGGGGATGTTTTGGGGTATTCCAGACTGCTCTTCCTTTTGGAAGGTTCCCATGTCTTCAGGGTCTATGTCCATAGGGCAGGGAAAGGCGGTTCCATACTTCTCTTCAAAGGCTTGAAGTTGGGACGGCAGTTTATTCCAGTCCAGACCGCCAGAGTTGACAATCATTTGGAATTTCTCATGCTCTCCCATGAAGTTGTCTGCATGGTGATGATAGTTGCAGATGTCGCACAGTTCCTTTTCTTTTCCGCAATTAGAACATCTGATGGTCTGTCCCTTTACTTTCCAACTGTCTCCAATGGGTTTACTCTGTTCAGACTCTTCAAGGATGGGCTTATCTCGATACTTCGTGTTGTAGTCCCAATCGTAACCTACTCCCTTCTGTTCATCTCTTTTACCAAAATCCGCTTCAACCTCTCGCATACTTTGTATCTCTAGATGGTCTTCCATCCAATCGTTATCATGATGGTGCATATCACATTCATCACAAAAAGAAGTCTTGTTATTCGGTGGGTCATGACAAACACAAGTGCTGTGCTTGACTCTTCCCCAACTTTCTGGTCTCTTATCTTCCTCTTCTTCTCTGTAGATGAACGGGGTGTCCCACTCGTTGAAGCGTGGGTCGCCGTAGGTTCGCCCTTCTGTAGAGAGGTCTTCTTGTTCTTTCTTCCCTTCGGTCACTTCAAAGGCATCCACTCCGACAGCCCTCAATTTAGGCACTAGGGTTCCATTGATGAAATTCTCTGTCCCTTTGGCGGGGTCGAAACTCATAAGGTCTATACCACGCTCTTCAGCGAACTCTCTCTTGAAGCGGTCATTCTCGACCACATCTGGGAAACTCTTTTCGCTAGGCCCACCTTCATGCCAGCCCGGACTGGTCTCGATGGCCATGTGATACTCTGGAATGTAGATGTCGTATTCAAGTCGCTCTCTCTCGATGGAAGGGTCTAGTTCTCTGAGTTTCATTTTGTGGATGTAGGTCACTCCAACTCCGTCTAGGTAACTGGTGATTTGCCATTCGTCCCTAGTCGGCTCTCCTCTCATCATGCCAGACTGAGGGCCAAATGAGCCAAGTGGCCCACCCTTATAGCGTTCTTGAATGTGTTCGACAGACTGTTGCCACTGTGGGTCTTCAGGGTCTAGGTAGCCAGTGGGTTTGACGGCAGGTTCAGCCGCATATCCGAAGATGTCGGTCATGTGCCTCTTCTGGTCTGGTGTCGGATAGATGATGTAGTCTTCACCGCTAGTCTCTGTGCTTTGGACTATGCCAGTGCAAATCTCACAACCCTCTCCTTCCCATGCCTCATTGGAGATGGCATCGAACTCAGCAGGAGTGAACGTATAGGGCTGTTGCTCATACTTAGACCAGACATCCCCATAGAAGTGGCCCTTTGGCCCGGGCTTTTCCTCAGTCTTAATGCCAAATCGGTCTCGTTGCTCCTGATTGTGGGAGTGCCGAATATGGTTGTCATACTCCTCAGTTAGCATAATGTCGTGGCAAATTGGACAACTGGCATAAGGCATAGTCTTGCCGAAAGCCTCTTCTTTGGCCATAATACTCAAATAGGTGGCGAAGTATATAAGGTCTCCTTGAATCCTATTCTCATCCTCAGTGGGCTGGCCTCTGCGATGGGCGGGGCTATCAAAGACTCACGTTACGAAGGATTCAAACCTATGGTCTTTTTGAGAAGTCCGGTGATAGGGCTAGTTCTCTCACTCTTCTTTCCCTTCCCTAACCTTCTGAACATTCCGATGGATGCCTTTTGGTTCTTCATGGGAATAGGAGCAGAGAGATGTATAGTAGAGTGTTACAAATTAGTGAGAGCCAAGAAACCTGCGAAGTTCGATTTCAAAGAGTGGGGTTAGTCGAAGTCCTTCCCGTTCTTCTTCATGTGCTTCTCATACTCCTTGATGGTCTCCTTGGAGTTCCAGCCAGCGTCTACGAAGAACTTGTCGGCATCCTTTACGATGTCCTTGAGTTCGCTCATGGTCTGGTTGTAGAAGTTGGTCTGAACGTTAAAGCCCTTTACCTCATGGACTACGGTATCTACAAGGTCTCCTGAGACGGGGAAACTGTAGACGGGTGGTGTGGGGCTTACCTTTTCGGAGACACCCATGTAACCCGTATCCTTCGCTAAGAGCGTAACTTCATCAACCGTTGCTTTCAGTGTCTTGAGGAAGGCACTGGCTTCTTTGATGTTCTCGCTTTCTATTTCGCTTTCAGGAGTCCACGCTTCTGGCCCACCCATCCTCTTTATAGTGTGCTGAACTCCTTTTGGCAGTCTGGTCTGGCGGTCTGCCTCTTCGAGATGAAAGAGTTCGTGCTCTGGAAAGTCCATGACCTCTTCCTTCTTCTTGCCACCCTCTATCTGATTCTTTATATAGCCACAGTAGGCTGACGGGTCGTCCTTACTCTTGTTCTTTGAGACGCAATCAGCGAAGTCCTTGAACTCTCCGAATGGCATACTGAGTTAGATAAAGGAGATGGGAGTATTTAAGGTTGTCTCCCATCACTTCTGTCGGGGTTCCTTTGGATTCGGGATGGCTAGAACAGAATACCTGTGGGTGTAGAGATTGGTGAAGTCACCATCGTCTCTTGCGTGGACGATGGAAATCTCCCGTATGCCTTTCTTCCCTATTGGGGTGTCCAGTTTGAAGTGAGTGCCTTTGACCTTGATACCTGACATCTTCTCAACTGCCAGCCGAAGTTCTTTCATTATCAGAGCATTCTTCTGGTCAGGTTCGAGTCCTCTGCTTGTAATGACCTCTTTGATGGTGGGTGTGAAAGAGAAGGCTGTTTCTGAAGTTGTCTTTGGATACATCAGTTCCCCGTAGATTGCTTCCATTTCTTTGGAATATACCATAGCACTACCCCAGAACCCGCCCTACTTAAACCTTTATTAAACCCCGGTTCCCATATAAAAGCATATGCTTATCTCAGGGGCCAAGGCCAGTGATGGGAAATACATTCTACTCTTTGAGGGCGACCACACCACTGCCAACTGCACGCACACCAAGCACGTTGCGCGTGTCTTAGACTACACCTTCATCTTCTGCAAAGAGACTAAGGCTCCAATCGCAATCTACTGTGGGGCGGAGATTGTGGAAGACCAAGACGTTTTGACTCTCGTTGCAGAACTGGCTGACAAGTATAGTCTGATGGGAGAGTTGGTCAAGAGTCCCTTCTTTGACGAACTGGCGAAGGCACTACTCTCGGTTGAGGATGTCAACCTACTGAGAGGCTAGATGTCGGGGTAGAAGATAGCACCTGTATTGACGATGGGTATCTGTTCTCTTGTTATCATAGTGGTGGCACTTGGTTCGTGAGGGTGTCGTAAACTATAGTGACCTGAAAGCCGATTGTGAATATGGGCTGACCGAACTTCCTCTGTTGGTCTTTGGGGTCGTTGACCTTGAACCACATATACACATAGTTGTCTGCGAGTTGGTTTGCAGGGCCAGTGAGAGCATCGAGTCTGGTCATCAGACTTTGCTTTATGGCATATCTTTGCGTCACGCTCTTGGCCCAAATCTCTAAGGTGAAGGGGCAAGTCCATCTGCGTCTTAGGGCAGGGATGCTGATGAACTTCATCTCTTCTGGTTTCTGGTTGATTATTATCATAGGAAGGTCTACGTTCTGTATCTCTTTGGGATAGACTACCGTTATACGCACGATGGTTCCTGACTCGTCTCTGATGTAACCCACTAGCAAACTCTGTAGAAAGAGGATTGGGTCTACCCCTGAAGGCGGTTGTGCTATGATGACCATTTATGGGTCGCCTGTGGGGAGCGATGCTACTCCGCCACTATTAAGTGTATTCTGTTCAGGCGTGGCTGGCGGCACATTCGCAAGCACCCTTCTGAGGACGGTCTGATAGTAAACGGTCTTGTTTCCGATGACCTTTGGTATGGAGTTCCTTACTTCCCATTCTATGCCTTGCCATACCACATGGTCTCCTACCTGTGGGGCCACGCAGTATATCCACATATTGGCGTAGTGATTGGGCAGGAAGCCCTCTTCGACATACTCATATTCTACGTTGGTGAAGATGGTGATGAATGCGGTGAGTATGGAATCGGTGTATTTGATTATGGGGTGCTCGTAGGCATCGTGGCCGACTATGTTCTGAGTCCTGTAGGTTATGGGGATTCCAGTCATGTCTATCATCTGGCGGTAGGTAAGGGCTATGTAGTCGGTGTCCATAGGCGTTAGAGGGATGGCCCCAGAGAGAGGATTGAATGTGCAGAATCTCTGAATCGAAATCTTGTCTTCAGCATAGGCTTGGTCTATGAGACCCGATACAAGGTTTCCACCGATTACGCTTTCAATTGCGAAAGCATAATCTTGTATGATGACGGATATAGACTTGCCGCTTATACCGATGGACTCTACTGCGGTTGCTGAATCGGATACACCTGCCATTCTCGCAATTGCACTGAGAAAGTCGTAGTCATAGGTATAATCGAATACACCCAATACGAGCGCACCAAGGAAGTCAATTGCGGTTGCTGAATCGGACACACCTGTTCTGAAAAGATTGAGAACAGAATCAACGGCTGTTGCGTAATCCGTTATACCAGTGGAAACGGTTGTTGGCACTGATGGATTCAAGACGGTGGCCCATATGGAAGGCCCACTCGCTTCCCACGCGACCACTGTTTTTAATGCGCTACCCGACACTTCTCTGAAGAACATTTGAGGTGTGGAAGGAGAGGATTCTGGCGAAGTCCATATTACCTGTGGTGGCATCCAACTCAATAGAGATGGGTCGAACTCAAACCAAGGCCGACTCTGGAAGAAGTTAATTATACCATCGTTCATGTCTGCTGTGACAATGCTGAGACCGTATGGGTCTGATGAAATGGTTGCTCCGCCATCGAATCCTATGCTCAAGGGGTAGGTAGGTATCATGGTTTCGGCGTGTGTCTCGTCATCTGAGTTGAACGTCACCAAGAATAGACCCTCTCCTTCGCCCTGTGCTCCAATTGCTGAAATACATATTGTGTCATTATAGTAGCCGTAGCCTAGTGTATACCCACTTCTACTGAGGTCGTAGGTATTGGACGTTACATAGGGGCCAGCCCAAGCACCCACTCCATCGCTTTCTGTTGTGAAGAAGGTTATGTAGTCGGCATGAGAGTTGTATCCGCCTCTTGCTAGAATCACTGAGCCATTGCCGAGTGCTCCGAAGATTATCGTGAGCGCGTTGTCATAGTTGTCGGTAAGGTCTTCTTTGACCTCACTCCAAGTAGGTGAAAGGTCGGTGTAGGTATACTTCCAAACCTCATTGTAGAAGTTGGAGTTGTCTGGTGTCGTTGTAACGGACACCCAAAGTAGATAGCCAGTTTCGAGATGATTGAGACCAAAGAAGACGCTAGGTAAGTATACACCCTCTTGGTAGGTGACTGGTTGTGCTTGTTCAAACTTGTCCCAAGTTATGGTTCCAGCCGATAGCGCACCAACGCTCCAATAGAAGGAAGTCAAGTCTTTGGCAGAAGTTCTTACAAGCGCGATAGTATTGGTTGTTCTGTCATACCAAACTGAGAACTGGCTTCCATCGAATATGTCTCCATCACCTATCAAGTGGTTCATCGGTGTCCAAACGATTCCATCTAGCGAGTAGGAGTAACTTATGTTGTCGCTAGTGTCTTGATAGAAGACATAGCAATAGCCGTCGCTACCAACGATTGTCTTTGGCTGATTGCAAGTGCCGCAGGTTTCTCCATAGTCAAGTGAGGCTGGCGTTGACCAAGAACTCGGTAGTGCTTTTATTGGAGTGCCGAGCCAGTCTGTATCAGTTGTGGAATCCGCCACATTTACAGGGGTTGACATTATGCTTCACCTAACTCCAATACGGACTCCCACCGAAGTCAACGTATGGACTTGGACTCTGATAGTTGTTAGGGAATGAGATTTCTGACAACTTGACGTAGAGTATGCCTATCTCCTCTTTGAACCTCTCCTTGACTTCAACTGTAGCCGCTTGCATAGCCTGAAGTCTGTTGATGCTGATGTCACCAATGGCCACTGGAAGACCGGAGATTACCCAATTGATTGTCATCGTTTCTATCATGTTCAGGGCGGCTGTGAAGACGGCATACTGCCTTGCGAGAGGCAGTTGTGGACTGATTGTAAGGTCTCCCCATGTAGCAGTAGTCTGCTCGTTGGCATATCGGACAAAGGTGTTCAGGATGTCAACTGAGGTCGGAATCTGCCATACGAGATACTTGTTGGGGTCTGTGATGGACTGTTGTAGGTTGAGTAGTCTCACTAAGTCTTGCGTGTTACAGTATTGGACTAGCGTGGGTGGAACACTGCTCATACTAAGGATAGATAGTGCAGGGCTATATTTAAATACTCCTAGCCCCTTACCCATCCTATGGCTATAGCAACCGACCCTGATGCCGAGCCAGTCGAAGAGCCGAAGGAACCAGAAACGGCTCCTGAAACAGCCTTAGACAGTGGAGACTTGGACATAGAGGCCGAAGTCCTTTTCCAGATAACCCACTACAAAGAGGAATACGGTGCGCCAGCAAGCGTGGCTGACATCGCCTTTGAGATTCAGGAGCAGGATTCTGAACTACACGATGCCATAATGGACGCGGTAGAGGAAGGAACGCCCAAGGTCAAGCCAGCCATCAAGAGTCTGTTAGACCAAGGACTGATAGCCGAGACCGAGTATGGCGGGTATGTCGCTACCCCAGAAGGGGAGAAGGTTGTGCGTGAACCAGAGACGCAAGGGGCGATAGGAAATACCTATGAGTCCGAGAAGCACAACAAAGACCCTTCAGCCGAGACTTCAGAAGAGTATGACATTCCGTCTGTCGAATCCTAAGTCTGACTCTTTTCTATTTGTGCGGCTCTCCATGCTTCCATCTCAGCCTTCATCTCAGTGAAGAGTTTCAGCACATTCAGGTCGGTCTTAATCCTGACAGTATCCTTGAGGGTTCCGAAGGCTTTCAGGTCTAGAGCATTGTGATTCTTGGTGGCTATGAGAATCTGCATCCTTTTCAGCATCTCGTCTTGTCCAGTCGGAGTATTCAGGTCAATCCCCGTCAAGTCAACGAAGACAGTCCGTTCTTGAGGCTTATAGTGGCGGCCTTTTCCGCCTTCATCCTCTTCTTCAGCCATTCATTCTCACTCTTTTGGCGGCCATTCTGAGAACTCTTTGATTACGAGAACCAGAGCCTTTTTGTCACTGTCATACATCCACTTACCACCGATGATGGTTTTAGCAGAAGCGTTAGGCAAGAGGTCTCTGATGAGGTCGGCTCTGATGTGAGCAATGCGAGTGGTCGCGTGACCAACCGATTGAAGTTTCTTCCATTCTGTAGTCATTAAGACTACTCTAGCGTCTGGGCTATATAAAGTTTTCAGGGTTTAAACCGTAGAATCCTTAAATAGAGTTGGGAGCAAGGGGTTGGTATGCCATACATCAAACTAGAGCGAAGGAAGATATTGGACGTTGGTTACAACCAACTGCTCGAAGCCTTCTTCAAGTTAGAAGACCTTTCCCCAGATAATGACCGTCTATACATTGAAAGTGGTGATGTGAACTATGTGATTACTCGTCTCATTGATAGGATGTATGGCGGGAGATATGCTTCTTATGATGCAATGAGTGACGGTCTCAAGACCCTTGAAGCGGTGAAATTGGAGTTCTATCGGAGACGTATGGCTCCCTATGAAGACAAGAAGAGAGACCAGAATGGTGAGGTCTTTGAATAAGGAAGAGGCCCAAATCCTTATTAACCGTATCCACAAACTGTTTGGCTATATGGTTCAAGGGTATAATGGGCCAGTTACAATGGTCTCACAGGATGAGGTCGTCAAGATAATAGAGGATGAGATTCGTGCTTAGATACTACATGGCTCATCCGTTTGGAGACAGACTCCGGCTCCGTTTAGAGGAGAAACGGATAGAGAGAAAGACAGGACTGGTTCTGGTCAACCCCTTTTATGACGTAGAGGGCCGAACAGATGTCAAGGAGTTCGACAAGTTGGCCAAGAAGATGAAAGCCTTTGACAAGTTCTCTAAAGTAGAGAAACTCAAGGATAGCGAAGAGCGACAGAAATGGGTCTCATCATGGGGTGTCTTAATGAAGTCAACCACTCCAAAGGAAGTAGTGGAACGCGACCTCAGAGTTATACGTCAGACAGACGGTGTGCTGGCTTTCTTTACTGACAAGATTTCGGTAGGAACACCGATGGAAGTGTTTTATGCTAGTCACATTCTTCATCACCCTGTCTATCTCATTATCGAAGACAAGACAAAGATGGGGCATCCTTGGTTGGTATATCACGCAACCTCAATCTTTACCAATGTTGACGAGTTCATCAATTCCTTCAACCAATCGAAGGTGATAAAGAGGAAATGATAGACTACAAGAAGGTCAAGGACAGTGGAACGCGACAGAAGTTCAAGACAGGTGCGGTGCGGGACATCCAACAAGGAAAGGGACGGTTCGACCTCATAAGCCCTATCTTCCTTCGTAGGCTGGCCAGACACTATGAGAACGGGGCTGTCAAGTATGGAGATTGGAATTGGTCGAAAGGCATTCCAATAGGTCGTTTTTTGGATAGTGCATTGAGACACATTAATGAATATCGAGAAGGATTGAAGGATGAAGACCATTTATCTGCGGGAGCATGGAATCTTGCAAGTGCAATTCATACTGAAGAAATGATAGAACATGGTCTTTTGCCAAAGGAATTGATGGATATACCTAACTTCACAGCGTCTACTTCTACAATTTCCGAATCTGATTTGGCTTATGCGGCTGGCATTATAGATGGAGAAGGATGTATCAAGATATATCATGCAAAGAAAGAAACATTAGGAAAGGGTCATGTGCGAGACAGATACCAATTACAAATCCAAGTAGACATGGTAAAATCAGAGGTTGTTAATTGGTTACAGTCTAAATTTGGTGGCACAGTCTATGAACATAGACGGTCTATAAAGAAACATCCAACTTGGAACGATAGTAAAAGATGGTATCTCATGTCTAAAGATGAGATGACCAATTTTTTGGGAATGATTTTACCCTATCTTAAGATTAAACGAAAACAAGCCGAACTTGCCCTTCAATTCTTAGGGCTTCCTAGAAAGAGCGAGTTGAAAAAGGAATTTTGGAATGAAATGTCTTCTCTCAATAAGACTGGAAGAGAAGCACATCCCTATCTATCTTCCAAAGAAGAAGGTGCGCTCTAAGTGAACAAGACTCTCAAGACCTACTTGGTGGATACTTTAGTGGCGTGGTTTTGGTCATGGCTCATACTTACACCTTTCTCTTTTTATGTTTGGCATTTCACCATTGAAGTCTGGTGGGCTTGGACTTGGACTGGAATCCCCATATGGCTTGTCATAGGGTGGCCTTATGTGCATCTCATTCTCAAGACCAGAACTAGGCTCCTGAAAGAGAAGCCGCAATCCTTATAAACGGCCAAGCCTATCCTTTAGGTATGACCACAATCCTTAGTGTGAGCAAATCGGCTCTTGCTCTAATCATTGCGGTGGTAAGTGCGGGGTCTGCCCTTATTGCGGCTGTGCTCCCTGAGTTCATCAGTGACCCAATCACAGAAGGCGCGATTGCCGTCTTTGTGGCGGCTGTCTTAGGAGCAGTAGTCGTGTATCTTACTACGCAAGAACAAGTCGCTCCGTCACCTTAGATTACCTTCTCTGCCAAGGCTCATCATTGGGTGCAGTTCCCCAGACTCTTTGCTGATAGGTCTGTAGACCGTAAGGATTTTTCTGGCTTTCTAGGAACTTCCTGTATTCTTCCTTGCCTACGATAATGGGGTTCCAAGTGACGGCCCCACAGTAGACACAGTTTATCGCTCCTTCTTGGAATCCATAGACACCGTATCTGTAGACTCCGTGACAAACTAGGCACTTGACGTAGACATACTTCTCCCATTCTACCCTATTCAGTTCCTCATAGAAGTTAGACGTTCTGATTTTCACCTATCTTTAGTTTCTCCATAAGAGTATTCAGGTCTTCTGGTTTCAAGGCTTGAATTTGGCTCTCGTCCATTCCATAGGCTCTGTTGAGAGTGAATAGAATCGCTTCATAGTTGTGGCCATGCGCCATCAGGTCTCTGATTCTCATGTAGTCGAGCCAACTAATCTTGGCTCCCTTTCTATAGATTCTGTTCTCGTAGCGGTCTAAGCCCCACGCGACTATAATACCGAATATCAGCATCATTCCACCAAGCACCCATTGACCTAGATAGAAGAGAGGGAGCGCACTGCCTATTTCCCATGCAATCCAGCCGATTGTTACAACATCATTTGGTCTGAGTTTCATTGTTTTCACTTGGATTGGAAAAGTTCATCATCCCATGATAGGCAAGCAGACACTTCATCCAGAAAGCGGGAAGCACCAGACCCCTGTAAATGAACTGTGTTGGAACGGAAAGGTCGTCATCAGCATCCATTATACCCGTCTCCTTGAATCTGGCCTTCTCTTTCTCAGTTAGCCCTGTCTTGTCTGCGCCATATTGAACCAGTCTATTGGCAAGGTCTCTGTCTTTCTCGTCAAGTCCATACTCTGTTGAGAACAGGTTTCGCATGACTTCCATGACTTGTGTTTCATGAGGGATACCCTCTTCTTGGCTCATGCGTGAAGTAGACGCGGCTTGGTATTTAAGCATTCTAGCGCGATATGGCCATCGTCTGCTTCTCAGCGATGACCTTATCAATCGTTGAGAAGAGATGGTCAAGGGCATCTAGAGTGGACTGGTCTTTGAACAAGTCCTTCAGGTCATCAGCAATATCCTTGTCATTCTCGCCTACAGGTTCCACATCCACCAGTTGTGCGGTCTCTGTAATCCACCGTCTTGTGTTTCCAACCATCACTTTAGCGTTCTCAAGGGCTTTGATGGCCTCTTCAGGGGTGGCGTTTTGCCATTGGCTGAACTTGCTTACGGTTGCCATAGCATCTTCCCAATGGCCCATGTTCATCTTGAACTGCTCTGCCCATTCGTCCCATCTTCCCTCTTCCTCATCCATGAGTGCTTTTGGGGTGTGCTGATAGTCGGGAGACCATTTGTCTGGATGCTGGCCTTCAAGGTCTATCAGACGAGAGGACGCAGAATTGTCCAACTCCTCTAAGGCCGTGTCGAGATTGCCTATCTGCCATTGGAGATACTCAATCTCGCTTTCAATCTCTCTTTCATCTCCTGATTCTTCGCCTCTTTTACTGTAATTCTTCCAGCATTGTTCACAGTCTTGGGCAGGGACTCCTGTATCGGCTTGAGAGCACCCACCCTTCCAATTAGGGCATCTATATTGTGTGTGGGCCTCATCTACAGGAACCTTCTCTGTTCCGCATTCGGAACAGGGATGACCGTGTGCCTCTTTCTTTGGATAGAGTCCTTCCATGCTCTTGCGCGTATCGTAGTCGAAGATAAGGGATTTGCAACCGCATCCACAATCACCAAAGCAATGGTCTCCTCTTTTGCAATTAGAGCATCTACCTTTATAGACTTCTGATGGTGCTGACTCACCTTTCGCTCCCAATATGTCTGCTTCTCTCTCTTCATCAGTGTGTTCCTCACCCGTCTTGCCATGCTCTGTGCAATACTCACCAGAGGCAGGGGATGTCATCTGTCGGAGTTCTGACGTTCTCGACTCGGTGTCGGGAGACAGTTTGCCATCGCCAGTCTGCACCAAGTCTAGAAGCCTATACATGGTGGTAGCGATGTCTCTGGATACCATGTCTTTTGGAAGTTCAACGGCCTCTTCTATTCCATCCATCCTTTTCACAAGTGCTTTCGCTGTTCCGGGCTGAACTTCCCAATTTGAAGCCATGCTGAGAAGTTGGGAATCAGTGTTCTCGATTGCTTCTGTCACATTTCCGGGGTCTCCATACAGACCGAAGCGGAACACCCAAGAGGAGCCGGGGTGCTTCTTGGACTTCTCTACATTGGCTGTAGCAGAGGGGTCGTATTTGTGAAGTATGTCAAGGAAGATGTCTACATTCTTCTTCTGTTCCATCTCGTCTTTGCCTAACCATTCCGTGAAGAGGCGGTATTCCCATCCGTCCAAGGCAACGTCTATGGTATCATAAGGAGCAGGTGAGGTCGGCTGTGTGGCAGGTTCCTCAGTTGGTTCCTCATCTGGCACTATAAGCCCCTCAGTTGGCTTTTCGATGTCCCTACCTGCGGCAGACATAGGGTCTTCTGGTTCCGACTCTGGGGCTTTAGGCTTGAAGAGGTCTGGTAGCCATTGGTCTTCTGCCATATCAAGTTAATAAGCGTATCGCTCCTATTTAAGCCCATCTAGACAAAGGAAATCATGTCCTCTACACGCTCTGGCATGGCGGCAGACTTCTGGATTTGGAAGCCAATCATCGCATTCACGAAGGCTATGAGGCAGTCGTCTGTGGCATCGGAACTGTGAATCCAAATCTTCTTTCCAGTAGACTGGCTCGTTTCAGGGTATTCAGCCAGAAAGTCCTTGATAATCCAGTCCTTTGTCATCTTGTCTGTCTCATTGTAGAGTCTGAACCTATCCGGTTTGGTGACGTAATCCATAGCCGTGTCTATAGCCCACGTTCTGTTGACCTTGGCTATCTGACCGAAGGCTGTCTGTTCCACTACGAGAGGCTTGCCTAACTTCCCACTGCCCAACTCTACTTGCATTACGCGGCTTCCAAACTGTTTGTAGAGTTCCTGATTTTGGACGAATCCAGTGCCGTAGTCAAACACATTGATAACGGTAGGGAAAGTGGTGAGAAGTTGTGCGACTCTGGCAATCTGCTTGGTTATGTCTGGATTCTGCACCTTCTCAATGTAGAGAGTGTCTATCGTGTAGATGTCTGGCAACTCTAGAAGTCGGGGTCGAATTAGGTAGAAGACCGTGTTAGATTTGGAGATGCCCCAATCTACGCCTGAAATCAGAAGGTCGCCCTTCCCGAACTGCCCTTTCATCAGGGCTGGACTGAAGAGGGAACTCATGTATCCGTAATCGGTTGGTCTTCCGAGACCCGCGTAGAACAATCCCAGACACTCGTTCCAGAACTCTTGCGTTGGCTTGTGTGCTCTCCTATACTCGAACTCTTCTGGGGTAAGCCACAGTCCTACTGCCATCTCCTGACTGATGTGATAGCCTTGCCACATCCCATCCGATTTGGGATTGGTCACTTCCCATATCTGTTTCTCCTTATTCCACTCCTTCTTTGTGCTTTCGTCCCACTTGCTAGAGAAGTTGGTTCCTGTGAGGTAGGGAGTTCCTATTACCCAAAGCCTCTTGAGCGAACTGTGAGCCAGACCCTCTTCAGCGATGGGGATAGCGTTGGCCCTGTAGTCTTGGAACTCGTCAAGAATGATGCCATCAGCGTCAATGCTTCTGAGGGTCTTGGTGTCTTCGTAGGCCGTCATGAAGTAGACTTCGGACTTCGCATACTGCACCCTTCTAACGGCTTCGTCTCGCACAAGGGCTTGGAGCGTAGGGCTTCGAGAGAGTTGCTTCTGATAGCGGTCATGGCTGAAGACATCTGCTTTGTCACCTGACGAAGAGGCGTAGATATACTTTCCCGGCCACTTTGCGGCCCAATAGAAGAGCATATTCACAGCATACTCGGAGACTTCCATCTGTCGGCCTTTTACTATGACTATCCTTTTGTGCTCATCTCTGTAGATTTCTGAAAGCCAAGGCCGTTGCTCGAACCAAGTCTTCTGAGTTGGCGGAGCCTTCTCTGGAAGTTTGACATAGTTCTCAACGAATGTCATAGGGTCACTGAGGTCTAGAGTAACGTCCTTGGGTTCCTTTGCCTTAATCTTGTTGAACTCCTCTTGTAGACCCTTCAGAAGACGCTCATTCGATGAACTCATTCTGAATGTTTATATAGTCTAGTGGTTAATAAGTCTTCATGGGCAAGACAGTTAAGGTGGTCTATTATGGCCTCATTTGCGACATCCCAGAGGAAGGGATAGAGTCTAAAGGTGAACTGACCTTCTTACCGTTCTCGCTTGGTGAACCGCCCTACTATCGGACTGAAGCAGACGGAAGCATCACGTTCCTAGATTGGGTTTGCATACTCGATACTGTTGAGGAGACAGTCTAAAGGTTTATAAAGGTTGATGAGAAGGGGTAGGGTATGGTGAAGGGAACAAGGAATCCGTTGAGCGATGTGCCAGAGTTCGACAGCAAACTCTGTGTCTTCTGTAATGGCAAGGAGTTGGCCACCCTTGGTGTCACAGGGATGTCCTTTCCGATGGGCGACAACTGCCACAAGAAGTCCATTGATAGGAACGTGAGTTGGGACGATAACACTACTCTCAAGCAACTGCAATCCTTATTAAGACAGAGGCGTAGGGGATAGGCTGTGCTCTACGTCAACTCACAGGAAGCCGAAATCTTGAAAGGTCTTCTGCCGCCCGATACCGTAGTGGTCAAGCCAGAGGAACTAGGGACGGATGCTGTTGTGCAGGGTTTGGAGAAGAATCGGATGTATGAGAGAAAGGACTTGAAAGACTTTCTCGCTTCTGTTCAAGACAAGCGCATTTTCGAGCAACTGAAAGACCTCTCGAACAACAGGAACGCCTACGAGCCTTTCGTCATTCTTGAAGGACTAGGATTCTACGACTGGACTATCAAGAAGTGGATGCGCCTTGACGACTACTTTGTGTCTCATCCAGAGAGGAAGATGTCTTTCTATGAGGCTCTTACCGCTTTCAAAGCCTTCAATGTTGGTTTGGTCATCACTATGGATAAGGCAGATACGGCTCTCTTTCTAACCCATCAGAATCTCAAGTTGGGCAAGCCGAAGGAGAAGAGGGAGTTCCCAGAGCGAAAGGGCTTTCGTAGGGATTGGGACAACGAGAAAAAGAAACAGTATCTCTTTGAAGCCTTTGGGCCGACTACAGGTAAAGCCTTGCTCCGAGAGTATAGAAGTCCTGCTGGCATGATAACCATGCTTATCTCTCTACACGCACCGAAGGGAGACTACGAATGGAGCGAAGTCTTGAGGAGAGGCGAAGTAGTGGCTGACATTGCGAACATCAAACTCTCTTCTGGGAGACGTATTGGAACGGCCAAGGCCACTGAGATATTTCAGGTGCTATTCTCATGAGTCTTTCAATCGAACATCCACACAGAGAAGACCTTCCCGCTATCATGGCTCTCAATGCGGCCAGTATGCCAGAGACCTATGTGCCGTCCTTCTGGACGACTCATCTCAATCAGTTTGGAGACCTCTTCTATGTGGCCAAGTTCGATGGGAAGGTGATAGGCTATGTCATGTGCCGAGAGGAACAGGTGAACCGTGTCCGTATGGGTCTCATTATCTCTGTAGCGGTAGACAAGGAATATAGGGGTCAAGAGATAGGGCCGAAACTGATGTATGAGGCGCACAGGGCCATGAGAGAGAGGAACATCCCTATGGCCGCACTTCAGGTGCGGAAGAGCAACGAAGCGGCCATCAAGATGTATGAGAAACTAGGCTATTCCGTCAACATGAAGATACCTCAATACTATCGAAATCCGGTTGAAGACGGCTGGCTCATGACCTGCGTTCTATGAGACATTATCTTTAAATACTCCTAGCGCACTAATCTCCTTGTCATGAGTGTTACTACGTTCCCACTTGTAGCGGCAGGGTGGAGAGCCGCCGTAGGGTGGCTTGCAGAAGTAGAATATGGCATGGCTCCGGCTGGAATTATAAGTGCGCCACAAGCCTACAATTGGGTTGGCGCAGTGCAGAGTATGAGAGGAACGGTAGACAAGCAACCCATCTTCGTCTATAGGATGGACGGTAGCACTTCCTTCCCTGCCTACATTTTGAAGGGACAAAGAAACGTGGACTTCTCGATAACCTACTGGCCACAGAATATCGGTGGTGGCTCTCATGGTGTTAATCCTCTTGCAGACGGAACGCAGGGCATTCTATGGGACATGATTAACGCCATTGGAACTCCTGCTGGCTCGTCCCTATCGCCACCTGTAACTGGCATCTCTCATTCTTTCATCATCAAGGACTTCGACACTGGTGCTGTTTGGACTGTCACAGGAGCGATAGCCAATACAGTGACAATCAGTGGTAAGACAGGAGCCGCGCTTGAAGTCAAGGTTGACTATTGGTGTCAAAACATTATGCAGACGCTTCCTGCTTATGTGACGTTCCCAACTGACCTTGGCGATGTCCCGTTCTACTTCTCTCAAGAGGCTGTTCAGATTCCGTCTGGAAGTGTCGCGCCACAAGCCCTGACCTTCACTGCCACTATCACTAATAACCTGTCGCGTGTGCCTCAGTTTGGCACAGATGTCATCAGAAGTCTACCCACGCTGACGCGCAAGGCTGAAGGTGATATGACGGCCACTTTTGCGACTATGGCTGATGTTGCTCTTGAGACCAATGTTCCAGCAACAGCAGAAACCTATACACCGCCTACCACATACACAGACCTTGACACCACTCTGTCTGGTCTAGCCATGCAGACCATCCGTGTGATTCTTGGAAAGTTCGGTCTGCCGAGTGCCACTTCTCCGACCTACATCTCTGTCATAGACTTCACAGGTGCGGTGCTACCCAAGATAGACCTCACTGTGCCGATTGCAGACAGGGTTGCCCTAGACCTGCCTTGGTATGCTACCGGAGCCTCAGTCCATGTCTTGACTCCTTGATAGTTAGGCAGAAAGGTTTATAAAGTCTCATGACTACCCACAGGGTATGATAGGACAAAGAGAAATCTTCGGGATTGCGATATTAGCGTTCTTAGGGTCAATTGTAGGACTTTCTATGCTAGGAGCAGACATCGCATCTGCAATTGGCGGTGGCTTTGTAGTAGCGTTCTTCGCAGGAATCGGAGTCGCCTTTTCGACAGTTGACCGTAAAACTCCGTCTTTCATTCCCAGAAGCCAGCCCTATGAAAGTGCCAAGTTTGGGACTGCCGCCAGTGAGATTCAGCAAATCAGATTGGGATTCGTGACTAAGGATGTTGCCACGATGAATAAGGAACTCGAAGAAAGGTTACGCGGCTAGTAATCTTTATATAGTCTCCCGTTCTTCTATTGCTTGTGTCTACCGAAACCAAGCAAGTGACTGTAAGAGGCACGAACTACACTATCAAACGCTTCAATCTTGAAGAGGGCAGTCTTGTAGATAGGCTCCTTGCTTCTAACAAGGACAAACTGGTAGAACAGCAAGCCATTATGGTCTTCTATGGAACAGCCGAACCCAAGTTTGAGTCTATAGAGGCAGTGAAAGCATCAGACAGGGAGACGGTTCTCCACCTTTGGGTTGAGATACAGAGGTTCAATACCTATGAAACCAGTTTTTTATCACTCTTAAAGAACTTACCGTTACCGGAGTCACCAACACTAAAGACGCGGAGACGTTAGACGAAGCCAAGGTCATACTTGGTAAGTATGACAAATACACCGTTCTAAAGACGCTTCAAGACTTGATGGGCATCCCTAGAGAGGAAGCCCTCAAAATGTCGGCTCTTGAAGTGAGGGAACTGCTTCTAGCCCACAGGTTCGCTGTTGAAGCCGAGAACAAGAGGCGTGAGAAGAAACGTCAAAGGGAGCAAGCCCTAGCCCAATCGCCGACACCCTTATAACCTAGAAAGTAGCCTTATAAGGTAGTATGAGTGAGAGAGCAGAAGCCATTAAAGCAATGGCCTCAGACCTGAAAGAATTGAATGTGGCCTATGAAGAGGGTGCTATTTCTGCAAGAGAATACACAGGCGCGATAAAGGAAGTAGCAGAAGCGCAGTATGGGCTGACGGCAGGTGAGCAAGCAGGTGTAGTGGCAACAAAGATGCTTACTTCTGTCATGACGAATTGGAATAATGCTTTCAATGCGGCGGCTGATTTAGCGGCACATAACATTGATGAGTTGGTGAACCTGTATAACGCGCAAATCACCATGATTCGCACTCAGAATATCTACACGCAAGCAATCGCCTTACAGTCTGCCGCCGTTGGTATCTATGGCAAACAGTCTGAGCAAGCAACAAGGGCGACTATAGCCGCAAATTACGTTGGTGCTCTCTATGAACAGAGCAAGAAGAATGAAGTGGTTGCCGCAAACGCATATGTGACAGCGACAGGCACTAATCTAGCGAAGATTGCATCGTCTATTGTAGATGCGGCAAGTAGTGTAAGCCAGTTCTTGGTTACTTTTGCTATGTGGAGAGCCGCCCATAGTATGGCCCAAGCGCAACTAGAAGAGGAGACTACGGCTGTGATTGCGGATACTACGACAAAAGAAGCGCAAACTGCGGCTCAAATTGCGGCCACTACTACAGCAGAAGCCGATACTGCGGCTCAAGCCGAACTTGCAGTCACAGAAGCCGCAGGTGCGGCAACAGCAGGTGCAGGTGGGGCTATGGGTATCCTTACCGATTTAGAATACGCCGCTCCAACACTGTTGGACTTCGGTTTTCTTGCTATGCAACATGGTGGCTTTGTTCCTAAGACTGGCCCCTACGTCCTTCATGCTGGCGAGACTGTGGTTTCCCCAGAGGGTAAGGTTAATGGTGTTCCAGCCACATCAATGTTTGCAGGTGGTGGCTCATCTATACCAAATGTTGAGATTCACATCCATGCTACAAGCAACGTGGACTTGGCTAGAGTGAGGATGGAAGTGGAAGCGGCTTTGGCTAAGACCCTACTGCAAGCCCAGAAACAAAGGGGTGTCTACTAATGTCCAATACAATCAACTATGTAGTAACATACGACTCTGACATTAGTTCTTACACTATCCCTACAACGACATCCCTTCTAATGATGGTTAATAGCGTTCCCGTTGCGATTCCGATAACCAATATCCAATTCCAAAGGAACATTGCTCCTTCAGAAGACAACGCGACTATCACGCTTGCAGGGATACAGAGGATTCAGTCGGCCAGAGAGGTCTACATCTATCGCATCAACTCTGATGGAACCTACACTCTCAAGTTTAGAGGGATGACTACAAATCCAGAATATGATGTTTCAGATGCAGAACTTGTAACCACCGTTCAGGTCAACAGCCTATGGTATATGCTTGCAACAAGGCTTTTCCAGATTGCTGGCAAGAGTCCACCGCCTCTCCAACCCAACACCAACCCCTATTTGGTGTATCTCAATCCGACATTGGGATTGAACTTTGGACAACTTTGGGCAGACATCCTCACCTTTGCTTTCCAAGAGTCCTACTCTACAGGGCATCTTCCTGTGCTTCACTTGGCCAATTTGCAAGACGATGGAATGGTCAATCAGACTATCCCATATCTTACCGACTTTGATTACGTTGTAGTCAATGATAACATGAATCTTCAGTATCAGTCGGTTTCTGCTACGGTAGACAGATTGGTAACGTCTGCCCTTTTCAACGCCAATGAGAGTTCACCCTTCCTTACAGAATATCGGATGGACATAGGAGACTTTCCCTACGCCATTCCGCCCCGTCCAGCCGGGTCTTTAGTTGATACCTTCACACCCAAGATACCCACTGCAACAGTGATGCTTTTCGACCCTGTTCATAGCAAACTAGGCAATGGCCAGAACAGGACAGGGATAAATCTAGGAGATAACTCTCTTGACCCTGAATGGGTTACTGGCGAATGTGGGGTCACTCCTTCAGGTCTGACTCCTGATGAACTCACCTTTCCGATGAGTTACATCGAATTTGGAGTATACAATGGCTATTGCCCTGTAGACACTATAATCTTTTCTGAAGGCGACAATTTCGTTTCAATCAAACTCACCTATGACTATCTCGTAATGAACAACAGTTACGTCCTTACAGGTGGGAGTTTCCAAGGCTCAGATGTGGTTGCCCTTCCGATAGACAACCAGAGGAGCATCGCTGAATTTGGTCTGAAGCAAACTCAGCAGTCACTTCAGAATGTGGTAGACCAAGGGGAAATCAAACGCTTCGTTGGGACGAGCATCAACTTCTTCCAGCATCCCATTCCTAACATTGTGATAAAGCCCGATTACGTCTATTTTAGCCAGCACACTATGTATGCAGGAGACTACATCCTAGTTAACGCTCCAAGCCTTGCAGGAGTGATGGAAGATAGCAATGGACAACTTCTAGAGGGGTCTTATGGGCCAGCCTTCGACCCAGTGACCCACAAGCCCATCATTGTGACAGCCGCCTTCACTGCCCGAATCAAGACCATAGATACAACGTGGAATCCAACAGATGGTGAAGACATCACTCTTACTCTGTCCTTCCCTGTTCAGAACGTCCCAATAGATTCGTTCTATTGGAATCCGTCTGGCAATAACCAATTGTTGGGGTCTCCGGGTGGGGCAATGCAGTTCATGTATACCACAGTTCAGCCAGCCGCAAAAACCATGTTGGGAAGAGGCCGACAAGCAGAAGGGGCGGCTACCTATCAGAGTGGCGAAGACTTCATTTCTAGTAGGAACAATCCTTTCAATGAGACAGTCTCGGATTCAGGAACCGCACCCAACATACATCCAAGTGTGGCTCACTTTGATGTTCCAATGTATTCTCAATTCGTTCAGAACAATGCGAATGTCATAGTCAATGACTCGCCTTCTTTGCCTTCTACGATAGAGAAAGTAAAAGGAGACGACATTCTAATCTATCAGTTTGGTATTGAAGTTGATACACCGAACACCGCACCTAGCAATACGACTTCTGCCCCAAGCGCGGTCTATCTGACGGTTCTGCAACCAGATGGAATGGCCATAATTGACACGATAGTTAGTCTCAATCAGATGACTAACATCCTTTCGCTAATCTCAAAGTCCCATAAATGTCCGGTTTTTGGAACGACAACAGCATCAACTTCACCAACAATGTTGCATGATACTTTTTTGAGTCTTGTTCCTGACTCCTTGATTGGCCTTTCTCTGGTCTATACTGATGGCCCCGCCAAAGGCCAGAGTCAAACAATTGTCTCAAATACTTCAACCACAATAACGACTGCCGCATTCAGTCCTGTGCCAGATGCTAGTGGTGACACTTACCAAGTCAACAGTGCTTCGGCTCCCTTCCTTACAGACATGGAAGGAAACGCCAACTTGAGTGGAAGATACGAAGTTCTGATTCGTAATGCGAGTGCGGCAGGTTGGTGTCCAGACCCCATTTTCATGACCATCCCCAAATCACCTATTGCTACACCTGCTGTTTCTGGCACTAATCTGGCTTTGGCATATATTGTTGTCCCTACTAGCGATGTCCCTGTGAACTCCTCTACTCCGGGCAATGTCCCGATTGGTCTAACGAAATGGGTAACGATAGTCACTAATACTGCGCCTGACACTGACGCTGTTACTGTTACTTGGGACGCTGTAGCGGGTGCGGGTGGTTACAATGTCTATCGCAACGACCTTCCACCGTTCTATCCACCGCCTGACCCACCCGACTATATGAGTGCCTATTGGTTTGTGGGTAGTTCTACCAGTCTTTCTTATGTTGATACGACTGGTTTGGGTGGTGGCGATAACGCTCACAATCCTTTTCCACCGCTTCTCACCACACTTCCAACACCTGCTACTGGCCCTAATTTTGCTACCACTACCAACTATGAGTATGCAGTAACGGCAGTTGATATAGGTGGGAACGAGAGCGTCTGTTCAAGTGGCGGAACTTGGAACGCTTTGGGCCAGAATACTTTCCAGCCACCTGTGGCAAACACCACTGTAAATGGTAATAGTGGGCCGGGGTATCCGCCTCTCAGTAGGATTTATGTGGTTTCGACTGGCTCATTTTATGTGAATACTGGAATAGTGATAGATTCAGGTGGGCCAAGACAAGAGTATAATGTAATCACTGACATTCAACCCACATATCTGACTCTTCAAAACAATCTGACTTACACGCATCTTGCCGTAGATGCCGACACTGTTGCTTCGATGATAACATCTATCCAGATAGAGTGGCCACCCGTTCCGAATGCAGTGAGTTACAACGTCTACAGAGACGACTCTCCTTCAGGCACAGCCATCCCTACCCAATTCTACTTGACCAATACGACTGACACTATCTTCGTAGATGATGGAACTTACGCTCCAAGTGGCTCTCAGAACCCGCCCTATTATTACGCGCTAACGCCGAGTATCCATACTTACACCGTCTACACCAATTACGCCTTTTTGCAAGACCCCAAGCACACTCAGATTCTCACCAGTGGTGGGTCTAATAGCCCCGCTTCTTCTATCGTGTATGACCCTACTCAACGGAGAGTCTACCAGACTCACGGATATGTGCCGCCGTAGAGACAACCTTTATAAGTCTAGAAACCCCTAAAATCTTAGTATGGTCGCTCCCGTAATCTCGAATGTGTTTCAGATAGGCGTAGACAATGCTATGATTACAGTGCCTCAAAACTACATGGTTCCAGCAAACCCGCCTTGCACGCCTAGTCCACCTACCGACTCAAGCCAACCAACCGACACTCAGAACACGACCACGAAGGACAGCGTTACAATCTATCTATCGGCCATCAAAGGATTCGACCTTCCTCTACAGATGTCCTACTACATAACTAGGATTGATACCTATGTAGACCCCAATCTGCCTTCTGAAGATGCGACTACTGCTGAATGGGAAGGAGTGATAGGGTCATCGCCCACAGATTTGAGCACTGGCACACCTTGGACAAATCTTCTTGAGCCTCTAGACAATGGATGGACAGGGCTATTCACTTGGACACTCCAAGCCAATTCTGGCAATGCTCTGAATACCTATGTGGCCCGAAACTTCAGAACGCTTTGGATAAACCCCAGAAAGACTGGTGGTCTCATCAATCCCAATCATCCGCCTTCTTATCAGGTCAACATCTTTGCGACTGATATTTCGACCACACCCAATACTTATGCCGCTTGCAGTTTCACGCTTGTAGTCTTGCCTAGCGTTGCAGATTATGGATTGGGCGTGACAGAGACGATTCTTCAAACAGATAACACTACAAAACTCTTCGGCAATTCTGTGGTGCTGAAGCAGAATGGCCATTCGATTAATAACTATGCCACTCTCTATTTCGACTTCTATCCGCTTGAGAGCACCGCTACCGATATGATACCTAATGTGACTTTCTCACCTATTGGTATCACCTTCGAGACTTCCATTCCTCTAACCAATGCGAGTCCGTATCCTCTTCCTTCAACGTCTGACATGATAGACTGGTATTACAGCACCATCTCGACTGTTCCCTCTGGGTCTTTCTATCTGAATCCTCATTCTGGTTCTTCTCATGCCCCTGAGTATTCTCAAGACCCGCCTTCAATCTCATTGGCCAGTGGGCTTACGAGAGACATCGCGGTTACTCCATCTGGCAATCCTGTCAAAGTCACGCTTTATCTGCGTAATGCTCTTTCCACTTCTAATCCAAATCCTGTTTTGTTCAAGTTGACCGGAACTGATGCAAACGGAGCCACTGTCTCAGCCTACACTGTAGTAACGTGGGACGGGACTTAGGTGAGAGAATGGCCTCTACTACAATCCCACTTGGCCTTGAAATAAGGCGGCTCTGTTGGAAAGACGATTCCTTTAGACAAGCCGACCATGAGTCTCAATCAATCTATAGTGGGTCTCCTGTTGGAACACTTGGATGGTGGGATAATACCGTTGGAAATGCCATCACTTTCTCCAATACTGGTAGTATAATTAGCACGACTGGAAGCCCTCTCTATGGTGGGGTGGTCACATATGGGGCTATGGGTCTTGTCCACAGTTCTGCTGTTACGAATGGGGATGAACTCTATCTTCCTGCGGGTAGTGTCGAAGTGGAGAAGGACTTTCCTGTTGCCATTCCAGCCAATATCATTGCATCTCTTCGACTCAGAGCAAGGAACATAGGCAGTTCGACTACTCTCACTATAACGCCTCTCACATTCATAGGTGGGGTGTGGGTCACTATGGCTCCATACACAATCACTTTGGCTTCGTCTTTGTATACCCACTACACCTATCCAATCGTTCCAGCATCCAATATCTATGGAATCAAGATGTCATGCGACAATGGGGCTGTCATAGACTATGTGGCTCTGGGGTCGAGCGATTACATCAATCAGGGTGGCCAAAGTCTGAACATCACCATACCCAAGAAAACCGACTCTCAGACCGTTTCTAACGATATAGACATCATCCAGCAGTTGGGCATCTCAAGTAGGAGCAAGGCTGTGATGATACCGAAGATTCCGACAACGGCCTATGGATGGTTAGAGGATAAAATGTATAGAAGCATTCCTATGGAACTTCTCACTCCTACTCAGCAAGCCACTGGATACCTCAGTGATGTAAAGAGGCACTCTGAGGCTGGATGGGTCGGGAACCCCATTCCGACCACAGACTCTCTTGCTCTCACTGCTCAAGGACAGCAGTTGTATGATGTTTCCTTTTCTCTGATAAAGTCGGATAGTGAAGTGAATATAGACCTCACCTGTCCTGTGATTCCTTAGTAGAACAGATAGATATATAAGCCACCGAAGTCCTCTTTTACTCAATGTCCCTAAATTGGCAGGTCTCGATTCAACCATGCACCCCTGCTGGCGTTCTGATAGGAACTGCGGCTCTCAATCTAGAGGTCATCTCCTTTGATGAAACAAGAAAGGCCAAACTTAGGACTTATTCGCGTGCTCAAGCCTATTCTGATACTTCTTTGATAATTGGGGCTTATAACAAGGAGTTCACAATGACTATCGCGCTTCCACAACAGTTCACTCTTGATGGTGGCGGTATTCCTCAGTATGGCGGAGAGGACATCGAGAGTCTGTTGGACGCTCTTCGGTATCAAGACCAATGGCTGATAGATGCAAATGGAATTGGAAGACAAGTGAGAGTGACGAACATTAGTGATGTGCATACAGGTGGCCAGCCCTACTACTACACGATGGACATATCTATGATTGCGGTGAACAACTATGAGCATCCTGTCATACCCATAATCACCAATTTGAGCATTATTGGAACGACAACCAACACCTTCGCTATCCATGATGGCTATCAGAGAAAGGCGTTCTATGCTCAAGGCTTGTGGTGGGCCTTCTGGTATACCGGAACAACGGTGGTCTTTTCAACGTCATCTAATAGGACGACTTGGGCGGCAACAACCACAGTAGAGACGTTTCCAATAAGCGGATTTGGATTAGCGGTCTGGTTCGATGGAACCTATGTGTATTACATCTCTGTGGGCAGTGGGTCGAATGGCATCCGTTGGAAAAGAGGGACACCGACTGTTGGCGGAACAATCACTTGGACTGCTACTCAAACCATTGCGTTCACAAACAATACGAGTGTTCCGATGACAATAACAGACTCAGCAGGAGCGAGTTGGCTCGACTGTTCTAGTAACGGTGGTGGTAGTATAGTCTCAAAGAACGCCCATTCAGACGGAACGTGGCTAAACGGAACTCCTGCAAACTATGAACCGACTGGCCTTTCCAATGTTTGTAGATTAGTAATCGTCCCTCTGCTCTCTGGAAAGGTGGGTGTTGTGTATACTTATCTCAATGGTTCTGTCATCTGTATGAATGTCCAAGTCTGGAATGGGGCTTCATGGAACAGCCCAATTTCGCCCACTGCCAATGTCATAACTGATGCCCCTTCGTTTACAGCCGTGTCTATTGGTGACATAATTCATGTGGCCTTCTTAACAGGAACGCCTTACAACATCGTCTATGCACAATACGATGCGGCCTCAAACACCCTTGTCTCTGAGCAAGTCCTTCTTGCCACTAACGATGCTAACGCAAGGCCGACCATCAGCAAAGACTCAACTGGTAGAATCTATGTGTTCTATCCAGTTTCAGCAACTAGCACCATCAAGTATCTTATGAGGTTTACTACAGGGGTCTGGTCTTCTGTTCAATCGTTCCAACCTGTGGTCGGCGCGTTCCCTACCGACAACCGTATTGAAGCCACTTGGGACGACACTGGTGGCTACATTCAAGTCTTGTTCCTTGCTCTATTGAGTGGCCCAACGTATAGGGTATGGAGTGGATTCTTGTCAACCACATAGACTATAATCCTTATAAACCAGAAGGGGATATATCCCCATATATGGACTACTACCTTGTCGGCACAATAGCATTCGGAGTGGGAGTCGTGGTTCTGACTCTTCTAGTCATAGGTCTCATGGGCTTGCTAAAGGACGTTGTGAAGCACCAGAGGCTTCTGCTGGCCAACTACAAGGCCGACTTGGAGATGGTTATGCTCAACGTCCATGATATGGACGAGTTCTTCAAGACGAATCAAGAGGCCATAAAGAAGGCCGACCAACAGCCAGTGGAGACCTATTACATTACCTAAACTAGAGGGTCGTCTGCTTCGTCTTTTCCTTGGTTGGCTTCTCTTTCTTATACTTGGTGATGGCTTCGATGATGCCAAGTCTCCACACGATGGGGTCAATCTGCTTCGTGACATACCACTGGTAGTCTATCTCTCCGGGCTTGACTAGGTTGATGAGTTTCGGTATGTTGTTTCCTGTCATGTAGTATTGGACGACCCCATATTGCACCATGTCGTTGGGAACCCACCCTGTCTCAGTGGCATTCTTGAAAGCCTTAACGTGCTGTGGAATCCCTGCTTTGTGCATCTTTCCAGACTTGCCCATCTTCTCCTTTCCATACTCTAAGACATCCTTGCTCATGTGCTTCTCAAGCACTAGCAAGGGGTCATACCGCCCTTTGTAGAGGTTGACCTTCGTTACCTCATAGAAGTTCAGCATCCTCTCCTTTGGAACCCCGTTGACTTGCATCTTCTTCAGAGCCTCTTGAAGCATCTGGGCCAGTTCAGTCCAATCTCCTCTAAGGGTCTCCATCCCGGCCTCTTCAAACCTATTCACCACTTCTCCGGTCTTGTCTCTGTGGACTATGCCGTAATACTTCTTCTTGGCCTTCTCACCCTTTGTGCTTCTGGGGAACCCTATCACCTTCCAGTGGTTCTCAAGTCCGAACTTGATGTTGTCCATGTTGTAGGTGCGCTTCACGAAGTCGTTGATTAGGTTGTGAATGGTCTCCCTCTCTTCCCACGTTCCATGAACGAAGATGGAGTCTGTGTCCATGTAGTAGACCACATAGCCCAGACTTCTCAGGAACTCTGCCGTGTGGGTGAGGATGTCTCTTCCATGAAAGCAGGTCTGGTCTGAGACCTCTACCGCTTTGAATCTGTAGAAGGTGCTGGCGAAGATGCCGTAGAGGGCGTTGACCGAAATCTTGTAGGCCCACCTTTCTACCTTGTCTTTAGCATTGCGTTTGCCAGCCAAGAGGTCACGGACTATAGGTTCTATGAGGTCGAAGTGGCCTTGCGGGGCCAGTTTGTATGCAAGTATCACGTTGGGATACAGGGAATCAACATCGAACTGAAGCACGTTGTCGAAGAACCCTCTCTCGTAGACTTCGACCCATGCTCCTGTATATTTGGGTCTCTGGTTGTATCCACTCTTGCAGGGCAATACATATCCTAGTTTGTGTGCATATTTCAAGAAGTATTGGTCAAGGACAGGGGTGACTGTGATGGTCTTCTTGATTGGGTGGA